TATTTATCAAGCTCTTTTTCAGCAGATCCGAAGGCTTCTTCAGATGATTTACGAACAGCTTCAAGCTGATCAGGATCCTGTAGAATAGCAGATGCAATATTTGATCTGTTCTTACCGGCTAATTCTTCAATTAAAGCCGTTGCATGGTTTGTACCAAGCTTCTTATCTTGCTCCTGGATTTCTCGGTAGACACGGGCTATACCCAAAAGTATTTCGTATGTATTTTTGTAGTTTCCATTATCATCAAGAATATCAAAACCTTGATAATTATTAGAAGCTACGGCCGTATAATCTTTGATGATTTGTTGCTTTTTAGAATTCGTTGCCTTGACAAAAGCATCGACTTCTTCATTCATGGCAGATAATTCTTCCTCGGCTTCAGAAGTTCCAACCAGACGAAGAGAAATAGTTCTTAACAATCTGTTACTTTCCCTTTATATTACGGTACTGACCATATTTATGGCGATACGTCATTTCTGGCGTATTCTCACATTTCATTAATTTATTGGGATTATTGTGTGAGTTCGGACTGTATCTTCATCCTCTTTTTTTACAAAAGAAGGAGAGTAGCGAAACCAACATAGTTACCTATGTAGGTATTACAGTCTCTACGGATTCTTTAATATTTGTTTTATTACGCTGTTTTAAGTAGTTGTTTGTATTCATTTATATTTTTATCTTGATATGGAATAATTAAATTATCTTTAATACATACATCACCATTTTCATTAAGACAATAATTAAAGGAATGATAGTTGTATAACTTACCATTCCTTTTTATATATTCAAGTATTAATTTTTCACATAGATTTTGGTTACCATAAATATCTGATTCCCACAAATATAATATTTCTACATTATACTTATTTTTTACATAAGTATGTTTTGCTTTATCTTTTGGAATTCTATCATATTGAATTTGATTTATTTTATTTGAAAATTTTAATGGATTGGAGTGCCAATAATCGCCCATTACTTCAATCATTAACTTCGACTCTACTAAATAATTATCAATACAATAATATTTTACACTCTTTTCTCTTTCAAAGGAAATATTATTTTTCTCTAATATAGAATCCACAATCTGTTGTGGCTTTGATTGTGTTTTTGATATAGCACCAGATTCCAAAATTTTTATTGCTTCTTCACGTTTCTTTTCACGCCACTCATCAGTTTGACTATAAACATTCGCATACCAATCTTGCCGACATTTTTCATTGCAAAAGAAATATTCTTGTATATTTAGTTTATATGGTTTTACATAATGATCTTTTCCGCAATATGTACAAGGAATTTTTACACTTTTAAAAGCTGGATTATTTTCACCGACAATTGTTTTTTGCCATTCAGAGTTGCATTTATTAGAACAAAAACGTTGTGTAGAAATTTTACTACATTCAAATTCTTTTCCACAAATTTGACATTTTCTCATTTCAAATTTTTCTTTATGCTGATATTCCATTTGACATTCAAGTGAACAAAATTTATGCTCTTGTCTATCTATATGATATTGTCTTCTATAAAATATTTTTCCACAATTATCGCAAGTAACATCATGACCTGTTAATTTTGTTTTAGCTGCACATTCATACGAACAAGTAATAGTCTTCCTTTTACCATCCAACAATTCTTGATATAAAGATTTTTTAATTCGCATTTCTTTGCCACATATATCGCAATTATATATCGTATATTTTTCATTTCTCTCATGATTACATTTTTGTGAACAATATTTTTTGTTTTTTGATTTTAGAGTAATAAATTCTTTTCCACAACTAGGACAAATTTTTGTTATCCATTCTCCTTTAGGTTTCCCTTTTTTATATTCACATTGACATTTGCGGCTACAAAACATTGCAGTATCTTTTTTATATGGTTTTACTTCAAAAATTTTTCCACATTGAATACAATTACATTCTACTGGCATATTACCAACTCCTATTCTATAAAAATTATTTATTTCGCTGTCTCATACAGTGATAAAAATTTAATGACTCAGATAAATTTTCATCATAAACAAATCTCCAATTTTCTTTTCCTTCGTTATTAAAATAACTTTCTTTTTGAAAACCGAGAGCATATAAAAAACGCATCAACCTTACGGAAGATACGTTGTAAAATTTCTTTTCCATCTTTCTCCTTTTATATTCATTATCTCATTATGAATACATTTTAAATTAAACAAATATTATAGTCTTTCCTCGGTCTTGAGTGTCCCATCACTTTTTAACCGATATAGCTACTAACAGGTCAAAAAGACCCATATATTACTATATGTTCCGGCATAAAATTTACCGGCTGCTACGGAATCCGCATCCTGAATTGTAGCATTGGCAGTTGTTACCAAACTTGCAGCTTCATCAATTGTGTTGCCCATAAGAGAAAGAGTAGCTGCTGATCTCTGAAGTGCAGATGCTAATTCATCTGTTGATATTGCATAATTGTTACCGACCTCATTAAGTTTATCAACGATAGTAATTTTAT